GAGGACCTCCACCGTCTTAATCAGGCGGCTGGTATTTTGCTACCCTGTTGCGGAAATACGTGTACATCATGACAATAAGAAATCGGAGTTATATTGGTCCCAGTGTTACTGGGAAGAAATATAAGAATACAATTTTGTCTTCTAGAACCCACGTTATCGGTCCATCAAAAGCGATGGTCGATGTCGTAGGTCACCCCGAGTCAGACAACGCAATGCGGCTGGTTATTGATACTAGCCGTCCTACGCTTGTCAACGGTTCTAACAACGGTGGACAAATTGATAAATACGGAACCGTATATATCGATTATCCACTTGATGTTGTAACCGCTACTGATCTTGTTGTAATGGGCGGTAGTGATGATGGCCAATCTTTGGCTACCAAAGCTGCAGCTAGGACTAATCCTAGTCGTGCCCATGTCAGCATCCCTCTGTTCTTCTACGAACTGAAGGATGTGCCTATGATGTTAAGAGAAGCCGGTGGCCTTCTTTCTAAAGGTCGAAAGTTCTTCCTATCTGGAGGAAAATTTGATCCAAAGAAGGGGGCCGGGTTATACCTTTCCTACCAATTTGGTTGGAAACCACTTCTCTCCGATCTTCGTAAAATGTTACAATTTATCAACGAGACTGAACGTCGCGCTGATGAACTGGAACGGCTTACTAAGAACGGCGGTCTTAAACGTCGAGTCAACCTAGGTTCTATGACTGAATCCGAGGTGTCAACGAGGAAATTAATTGATTATTCCTCAAAGACATATGGATACTATCATAGCTCTACAACTAGTAGAGCCTGGGCTACTATGCGTTGGTTACCTTCAGACGTGGATAAAATACCACGTGCGAGGGCTGCCCAACTCAAATTAGCAAACAGACTCGTCACCGGACTGCACCATAGCCAGATATCGTCATTCCTTTGGAATGCTATACCTTGGTCATGGTTGGTCGATTGGTTTACCGATATTGGGGACTTCATTGAAGCCACTCAAAACGGTATTGCCTACCTCTCTGGCGATGTTAACCTTATGGTTAACACCAAATCCAGAGTACGGTTCGCTGTCGACTCCCACAGATCGTGGGTCTCTGTCGATGGCGGTTGGAGACAGAAGGAAACGAAAGCTCGTTACCTTCATGCACCTAGTGCATTTTCTGCATCTCGTCCGCTCCTTTCGGGGCGGCAAGTTTCTATACTTGGGTCTTTAGCGATCCTAAAGCGTAGGAATCGTTAATAATCTAAATATAGGAGAAGACACATGTTAGGAGACTCTATTACTTTGACACTTGGCGGTACCGGTGGTACCGATCGGGTGTGTACAAAGGTGAATCAGGACAACTTTGGAGCAGTTTACCTTGGTCGTACCTCACTTGATGAGATACGTATCAAAGTTCGCCACCTCAAAGAAAATCCAAAAGCCGGTTCGGAAATTGTCGAACGTCACGAATTTTATGTGACACAGACAGTTTACGCAGCAGGTGATGTCCCCGAAAAGATTCGGAGTCATAATATGGCTATCAGAAGCTCTGCTTCTGATGACCAAGACCTTGCTACCGATTTAAGTGAGGCTGTTACCCTTTGGGGTAGTGAAGCCAATATCTTAAAGCTATTTGGATGGGAATCCTAGGATTCCTACTCTGATTCTATAGACCTCTTGGCAGCGTAGATCATCACTAACACAAAGGAGTGTTATCATGACGAACAGCTACGAGGAGTGTCTACTACTAGTTACGCACGGCATCATTCAAGATGCTGAGCGTACTTTCCCGAAAGACCGTATCGATTTCCGTCGTGATTTTAGACGGATCTCCTTACTCGTTGAAGCTAGAGGAATCACAGTGTTTACACTTGATTTCCCTGCACAGCTAAAGCACTTTGACAAGTGTTTATCTGCTGGCATGTACACCCGGAGTAAGCTTTCCCTTGGGAAGGCCTACAGTAACCGGACACCTATCCCTCGAATATTCAAGGGGTTGATGTTACATGTGTTCAACGAGGACGGTTCGCTTAAGGCAAATCCTGACACAGATGCTATCTTTTTCATCCGTCAGCTATACGCTGTCGGGAAGAAGATTGGCATGGAATGCCAGGAAAGGAAGAAGTATGAAGCCGTTAATGACTTCTATACTATTGAAGATTCGCTTCCCCAGTCAAGTCTTGACTGGAACGAAGAGTATCTTCGAGTACGCGCTTTACGTGATATTACTATTAGTAATTATCATCGTAATCGCTCAGGATCCCTGGAAACCCATAGTGGGTTTGACGGAGATCCTGCACTCCTTGCAATATGTCAACAAGTAGCTGACATACTTGCTACCACTCTTGGGGAGTTTAATCCTTATGAGTGGATGCCTAAGCATGGGCCCGGTGCGGTTTCTGACAAAAAGAAGGGAGATTATAAGTATAATTTCTCTTCTTGGTCAGACCGCCTGGAAGCCATCTTTCCGTACGCAGACTTCGCTTTCGCGAACTATGGCGTATGGGTTGATGCCCTGAAAGTGGAACAAGAATTTGAAGGAGTTGATTACTCCCGACTAATATGTGTTCCGAAGACTCAGAAAGGACCGAGGCTTATCGCCTCTGAACCTACGCAGCACCAATGGTGCCAGCAGGTTATATGGTCCTATCTCGACCATCGCACGTCGTCAACTTGGATTGGTAAGTTTATTCACTTTCGTGATCAAACTTTCAATCAAAGAGCGGCTGCGAAGGCAAGCGAGTCGGGCAAGGCCTGGACAGTGGATTTATCCGCTGCGTCAGACCGAGTCACTACTCGTCTGGTTGAAAGGATCTTTCGCAAGAATCCTTCCTTACTTTCAGCATTACATGCAGCACGTACTGGCTATATCCATCAGGATATAGACAATAAATGCCCTCAGCGTCATAAACTTAAGAAGTTTACGACGATGGGGTCTGCATGTACGTTTCCAGTTGAATCTCATATATTTCTTGTTATGGCCATCTCCGCGTTGTTATATACGCGCGAGATTAAGCCATCAATAAGGAATATTGAGAAACTTGCCGGTGAAGTCAACATCTTTGGGGATGATATTATCATCCCTAGTGATGCTGGCCAAAGCTTGGTATCGCTTTTATCCTTCACCTCTTTCGAGGTGAATAATGATAAAACCCATACTCAGGGTCTCTTTCGAGAGTCCTGTGGGATGGAAGCATATGCTGGTGTCGATGTGACACCTGCTTATGTAACCACGATACCACGTACTGGTAGTCCTGAATCTATCATTGCTACGGTAGCCGGATCAAACAACTTCTTTAAGAAGGGTTTGTTCTCAGCTGCCGAAGCGTTAAAGAACCTTGTGAAATCAGATTTGATTGCACACGTTCGGATAGGCTCAGGTGCGTTCGGTTGGGAGTCCTATACTTTAGATCCATCTCGTCTAAGGACAAGATGGAATAAAGTACTTCATAGGGTAGAGTACAGAACTTTGGTAATGAAAACCAAAGCTCGACGTATCTCTCAAGACGAACACGGTCCGCTTCTTCAGTATTTTACTGAGAGGCCGAATCCAGAATTAAACTGGTCTTCGGGCTCTACGGGCCGCTCCAAGTCTACTTTAAGACCTGGATGGGTGATGGTCGACGACTCGGTTTCATAACCGAGTCGTCTCTATCAT